ACTCTGTTGCTTTTTTATCTTTTGTGGTTAAGTCTATAAGAGCTTCGAAAGGTTTGCTCCCTCTATTCTCCACAAAATCCATCCATACTCCAGTATTCTTGTAAATTTTTAATGCAGTTTGATTATCTCCGTCCCTGTATAAAGCTTGCGCTCTCCAATGATCTCCACAGTCAATAAGAGCGTAGCCTATTGACTCTAGAATTCCTTGGAAGTCTTCAGAATTGATCGAGGTCTGGGATTTCTTCTTGGTGTTCATTTGTATCTAACTCCTCTTCTCCGTTCAATGCTCTAGCGATGTCTCTTAAATCGCCCCTCTCTGTAATATTAAAATTATTAAAATTCAAATTAATAGCATTCTTCCTTAAAGTATCGCCAATGCTTACAGGCTCTATCGCTCCCGCTATGTCCTTACCAAGATGTCGGGCTTTTACATTGATGAGCTTATGGCTACCAAACCGTTCTCCTTCGCTTTCTACTTCATCTCCCGTCTTACTTCTCAAGATAAACATGTGAGAACAGAACTGTGTAATCCTGTCAGATAGAGAAACAATAGACTCATCATCCACCACATTTTGAGAGTTTCTGTTGTTAGTGATGCCATACCTGTTTGACTGCACAGAAGTGATCATTGGAATCACAGGATTCCCTTCATGCAAGATCTCTTTCTGAATGCACTTTTTAAACTTATCCACCATCTCCCCAACGACTTGCCACTCAGACTTATTGCCACCGCTTTCAGAGGTTGTCTTAATGTAATCAAAAGAAAAGACCATTTGGTTTCCTCTTCCCACTTTTGCATAGTAGAACCTTTTTAGAGTGTTGACCATCGAATCGACATCCATTCCACCGACATTGTAGTAATAGAATTTTAATTTGCTAATTCTAGGCCAAACAGCCCTAACCTTTTCGACTATATCCTGACCTGCATTTCGCCATTTACCACTTTCTAATAAGTGCATAGCGACTCCTGATAAAGCAGCGCATTGGCGCATGATCAATTCCTCTTTGCTCATCTCACCATTATCAAAGTGTAGAACTGGGACATCATATTTAAGACTGACTTTGGTAGAGTAGTCCATGCAGAATTGAGTCTTACCTACTCCAGATCGAGCTACGATAACGGTAATATTTCCCGCTCTCAATAATGAACCATAAATGTCATTGATCTTCTCATGTGGCCCCATCATGCCGAATTCGGTAACTGGGTTATTACCTCTCTCCTCTATTAGAGCCTCCATCTCCTCATAGATGTTCTCTGGTGTGTCATTGCCTATCTCATAGAGGTTTATACGAGAATTGTATACGTTGTCAGCTAACTCGATGATCTCCCTGTAAGAGGACTCTGGAGCGATGTTCTTCATCTTCCTAGCTATCTCCTGAGAAGACTCAAAAATCTCCCTACGTATAGTATACTTCTTTAACTCCTTCGCTGTCTTTAAGATGTTCCCTTCTGGGACTTTCCGCAGAGATAGAGACTTAATGTAATCCGAAGGATTTAAATTATCTTCGAATGACAACCCAATATCGTTAACCCTTTGGGCTATAATAACTTCGTCTATCTCATCTCCAGCATCAATAGCTTGTCGGATGATGCGGAAAATAGCAGAATGAAGAGAGCTTTGCTTAGAATAGAAATCTGCATTGCTTATAAAGTTGGATATCTCAGCTAAACGTTCAGGATCTTTAAGTAAACCCGCTAACAACTGCTTTTCTAATTCGAAATTATATATCATCTTTTTTAAAGTTCTTCTTCTCCGCTTACTTCTTTAGATGGACGCTCCAAATGAGCCTCCAAAGCTTTTGTTAAGGCAAATTCTGTCATGCTGCAATCGAATTTGCAATAGACCAAAGGCTTACCATTCTCTGAAGAGACCGCCATTATTACCCCTTTATACTTATCTGCACCTCCCGATAAGTCATAAATCTTCTCCACCATTTCCATGGGGATACAAAACTCAGGGTTTTCACTACCATCTGGTAAATTCATAAATAAATATCTTGATTATTAAATACGGAAGCTTGTATTTCATCTTTAGGGTAAATCTCTGCCAGTTTGATTCCATTAATTTTGCAGAAATCAAACTTTTGCATATCCCTCTTTAATTGCTCCGCATATTTAAAACGGTTCTTGTGGAAGAATTTTACAAACTTCGTGTGTTGAGCGCCTTGAACTTCTACAGCTATTTTTTTATTAGCATTATAGAAATCCAGAGACAATCTGCTACCCGCCACCCTGAACTCTTCGAACACTATATCGTTTTTCCAATAATCGTAAAGGAAAATCTTCACCGAAGTTTGAAACTTACTGCGGCTTGGCTTTTCCCAATCGATTAAATATTTTTTAGCGTTCTTAAGGTTTTTCTCTTTGCCGTTTACATCGAAGAATTTCATGCTCCAACGGCTGCAACTTGCTCTCTAAAATACTTAATCAGGAATGAGCTAAGCTTTTTGTCTCCCTCGATATGCTTGAACAATTTAGCTTCGCCTTGGAACTTTTCTGGGAAGGTTAAATCTTGAGTAGCCAGAAGCTCCATGAAATCATCAGTAGCTTTTAACCATGCACCTGCTTTAGTGATGAATTCCCAACCATACAGCATATCAATAATTTCTTTTTCTACCCAAATAGAATTTCCACCAGTCCTCCCATAACGAATTGGGTATGGGATTGTGGTATTAGTGTTCTCATTCGCTGATTTTTTAATCGTGACTTTTGCGATGTGGCCGATAATAGGGTTCTTCTTGGGGTCGATAGTCTTAACGGCGGGGTTTTTTAAGATGAGATCTCCCCTGAACCTTGCCTCAAACTCTAAAATATTATTAGCGAAGTGCAATAATGCATTCCCCCCTGTCGCTGTAGTCTGCCGAACTGGACTTTTCGAATAGGGGTCGATTTTGATATCAGCCCTAACTTGACTAATGAAAATAGCCATATGCCCACGCTTCCCTAGAGCTACACTTGTTTTTTTGCAGAAGTCAGAAGCTATCAATGCTCCTCCCGCAACTTTGTTGGCATCGTCAAAACTCTTGCTGTTATCGTCGCGCCTAATTAAACCGTCAACTGAATCGATAATAAAGCAATACAGATTCTTTTCCTCATTATTAGTAATCAGCTCTTTAATTAAGCTCATGGCTGATTCGTAGATGTTGCTTTCATAAACAAAGCAAGTCCCCTCTTCCCATTTTTCCTGATTGACAAACTCGACACCGCTTCTTTTCTGCATCTCAGGACTTAGTCTGCCTTCGGCCTTAATATAAACCCCTCTAGCTTTTGGGATCGTCTTCAGAAAGTTCTTCATAACTTCCAGAGACTCAGATGTTTTTCCTCCTTCGTTAATGCCTGTAAAGCGATGTAGTCCAGGCCCGAATCCACCACCAAGATGCATATCGAATTGAAGCGAACCACTAGAGACCTTATAATCTATAGTCTCTTCGAAGTTATAATGGTCAACCTTGTTTGCCTTAAGAAAATTGTTAAGGATACCTGCTGGATTTGTACTATCACTCATTTAAAAAGTCTTTTATTGTTTTCTTTGTGCGGGACACATCACCATCTGGTCCCACTTTATCACCTATATCATAAGTCTCATACTTAGATAAGTCAACTCTAAAATTGAAAGCCCTAAATTTTTCAGCAAGAGTCCCTTTTAACTTGTCACTGACTAGGTAAGCTAGCGAATCGAACTTCTTGCCGAAAGAAACAATAGACATGAATTCTTGAGAATAACGATTACACAAATCGTTAAGCATCTTCATCTCTCTCGCAAAAAAGATCCTCCTCCCCTTATCGGGGACTTCGATTAATCGGAAGATTATCTCCCTCTTGTTAAGAGGTTTAGGCTTGCTCACGCCACAGACTAGCCGCCAGCTAAGTCATGGTCAACCATTTTTTTGACCAAACCAAGGAAGCTGCTTTTAGGCTCCCAGCCCAAGACTCTACGAGCTGCTGATGAATCGCCCCATAGCAACTCTACTTCAGCAGGACGATAGAAGTCTGGATTGATTTGGACCAAAACCTTTCCTCCATGAAGATATTTCTCATCGACGCCTTTTCCTACCCACTCACACTTTTCCACAGCAAAACCTGCGAAGTTGAAAGCTTCTTCGACGAATTCTCTAATAGAGTGGGTTTCATTAGAAGAAAGAACGTATTCTTTAGGCTCTTCTTGGTTGAGCATTAACCAAACACCCTCTACAAAATCTTCAGCGTCACTCCAATCTCTTTTCGCATCGACATTCCCCAATTCAAGAGGTTTAAAATTATTAAGAGCATACTCGTTCTTAATTCTAGCCACATTCTTAGTGATCTTACGAGTAACGAATTCTTCTCCACGGCGAGTTCCTTCATGGTTAAACAACCAACCTTGAATAGCAAACAATTGATAGGAATCTCTCCAAACTTTCACCATGTGTCTCGCGCTAGCCTTGGAGACCCCGTATGGGCTTCTTGGGCGCAAAGGATGAAGCTCTGATTGGGGGGAATATAAAATATCTCCAAACTCCTCTGAAGAGCCAGCATTATAATACCTACAATTTGGACAGTGTTTTCTAATAGCTTCAAGCTGGTATAAAACAGCCATCGCGTTTGTCTCCATGTGATTAACTGGCATCTTCCAGCTGACACCAACAAAAGAATTAGCCGCAAAATTAATAAAATAATCAGGCTTCTCTTCAGAGATAACAAGATCTGTATTGGCTTGATCAGCCACATCAAGATCAATTAACTTAAATCGAGGGTGATCTATCAAATGCTTAATGTTTTCATGGTTCTTAACGCTCAATCTACGAACACCAGCTATGATAGTATGCTCTGTATTTTTGAGCAGGTAGTCTGCCATAAAGCTCCCATCTTGACCTGTAACTCCTGTGATAATAACCTTTTTCATTTTATTTCTGCTGTGATATTATATCCATCTCTTGGATTACTTAAAACATAAGTATTATTCACTAAAATTATTGTAAAATTTATTGTAACTTTCAAAAATTTCTTTGAAGTAAAAAAGCTGATTACCCGCATTTGCTATTTGCGAAGCCAATCGTTTTTGAGTTTGATTTAAATAATCAGATAATTCTGGATTTTTTTCTAGAAAGTTTATAGTCTCCTGCCAATTACTCATCTCAACATACGTTAATCCTCCAAGGAGATCGAAGATATGATAATACCAAGAATACTGCCTGACTTCTGGCTTAAGGAAAATGCAAATTGAATTAGAGGCCATAACCCATAGAAGTCTATCCCAAGCTGTTGAGTTGCCATTTATGTTTAATATGTATTTATATTTAAGTTGCTCCTGAAAGCTAATTGTATTACTCTTTATCGGAGATATATCGAAGTCTTCGAACTGTTTTCTGTCTATTTGACAGAAATTAGTTATTTTAAATAAATTATTTTTATTATCTTGATTTTGATGGCAGAACTGAACTCTTTGATTCTTCTCTACGCACATATGTATCCCCGTGTCAGAACCAGCAAAGGTCGCATATGGAGTCTTTTGATCTACTGGGATATCTGATTTTTTTATCCCCTTGATAATTCCTATTGTGTTTATAAAGTGTGGATCAGGTATTAATATGTCAGCACTATTATCTCTTTTAGTAAAAGAAATTCTAGGAGCATAAAAATCAGTCTTTAAAGTGTCATCATCTAAGTTTATTATGAATTCACAGTCAATATTCTGGTAATCTATATCACTATTTCTTAGCAACCAGTTAAAAAACTCCAGCCTTAATTCATCTATCTTGTCATGTTTTCGTAATACTTTAAATTCTTTATTTTTAATTTTAAAGTGAACTTCGTTGGTGTTAAGTTCGGATTCGAAAAGATTGAATCCTTTGATGTTTTTGAAGTTGGATTTTTCTTTATTGACACAGAGATCGATTATATTCATACTTATTTCTAGTAACCACGCATTGCTTTCTCGATTTAATAAATTATTTTTTGTATATATAGTCGTATCCTTACTAATCACACCACCAAGTTAGAAGAAAATCTAGAGAATCTTCTTTACAAGCTTTATCTATACCTCTTATTGGCCTTGGTATTTTACACAAATAAGGTTCAAAATCCAATAAATCTTTTTTTATGTAACAAACCTCTAAAGTATTGGGTAAGGTTCCAAATTCTGAATCAAATTGAGCATCGTGATTATTGGCATGAATATGATATATATAATAGTGCTTATTTAAATACTTAATTGTTTCTAATTTATCTTCAGAAGGATCAGTTAAATCATGAAGCTCAATACATATGTGAGAAATATGGTCAAAATATCTTTTATCGACATTGTTAAACAGCTCATACTCCGACCCTTCTATATCTATCTGCAATAAAATATTTTTATATTTTTCGTGTTTGTTTTTTAAGATGATTTCATAAGCGTTAGAAGAGTCAATGAAAGCTTTTTCATACACTATGTTTTTATGCTCAATAAAAGGTTTTTCGGCCTTATCATCAAAAAGATAAACCTTCTTACCTAATTGAGCTAATTGATAATCAAAAATATTCTGCTCCGCGACCTCTCCCAGACCATAGGAGTAAACGCAATCGCATTCTTCTACAAACTTTTTAATCAACCCATAACCACCATCTCTTCTTGGGTTTCCAAAACGTCTCATGGCAAATGGAATTGCATACGGCTTTAATTCTTCAAGAAGTTCTTTTGTCGCTGATTTCATTGGATTTTTGCTCTTTGTTTAAAATCGTTTAAATTATATTTTTTTAAGTCAAGCTCTGTCCTTACCTTGTTTTTGGGATTTAAATATATAGAACCAAAATCAGAAAGCTCCTTGCAAAAGTTAACATGATCGCAATCACCACTAGTGGACCATTTTACTTTTTTCAAAATTTTAGTATAAGTTAAAGCAAAACCTCCAAACGCTGAATTGCACTTAACAGCTCTACCTAAAGACCAATTCATTCGATCCAAGCCATTTCTGAAAGGGCAGTCGGTCCAATACAGGCATCTATCTCCATTTTTATCAAATAATGGGTAAACGTCATAAAAAGAATCTTCTGTAATCCCAAATAAATAATCTGGGATATTTTGACGGATATTTGGAGTCACCATGATAGCATCCTCATTGGATTTCAAGAAGTCTATATGAGACTTTAAATTAGACTTATCAAAAATGATATCAGAATCAATTAATATTGTATATTTTGATTTGGAATCTGCTAATAAATTTTTGCATTTATTTCTAAACTCACAAAGAGCAGTCATCCTTTGTTGATCTGCTACACTGCCAAATTTTTTTGCATTAATATTTTCATGAAGAAAAACGCCTTTTTTTTCTAGCATCCAATTCTCCAAGACGCTTACTGTATTATCTTTAGAATCATTTTCGTAAAAATAATACTCAAAGTCATAATCTAAATCCTCTAAATCCTCGAATTGAAAAAGAGTTCTTTGAATATGTGGCTCACTATCTTGCCAAAGAGCGTAAACTGCTATAGTATCTCTCATGCTAATGCATGATTATACTCTAAAGCTCCTCTTCTTCAATAATTTCTTGGACTAGTTTTAGATTTGGAGAATCCATAATGATCTCTTCGTATTCAGCAAAACCGTCGTCAGTCCAAGACCACTCGCTTAAGACCTCATCATCGTCCCATTCAACAGCCTCCGCTGATGCCATTGAACTAACAGGTTTTTTACTCCAAAACTTACAACTCCAATATCTAGGGGTTGTTTTGTCTTCTGCTGTATCGCACTTATGTCTATCTCTAAAGCTTCGACGACGATCTGAATTGTCACTTTTGATTTCCATATTAGGATCACCAAATTTTACCATTACAGTACCACCAGTTTCGGAGCTTTTTACATACACTCCAAACTTCTTATTGCCGCCTTCTAATCTAAAGGGCTTGTTTAAAGTTTTTTTCTCAGCTTCAGAATAATCAATATCTTCGATATCTTGATCCATATCGAGTTCAGAAATACCCGCTCTAAGCAAATCGATTTTAGCTAAACCAAATTCGACTTCATTATAGTCTATAAAAGCTGAACCTATTTCTTCGACGTAATAATCTTCACTATCTCTAGCAATGTCGCTGTCTGCAGAGAGGTAAGATTCTTTTACTTCTCCACCATGAACCATTTTTAGGAATGTATTCACGCGAGCCATAGCCCATTGTCCCCTCTTTTTCCCAGGACGGTGACTACTTAAGAAAGCCCTAGCCCCTCTACGATAGACTTTTTTAAGTTGTTCTAAAGTAACTTTTTCGGAACGTTTTTCATTATGCTCTTCGACTTTGTTTTTCAAAGAAGCTACCACTTTATCTCCCACGGCTGAACCTTTTTCGCGTTCAGAAGGTTCGGTCGGGGTTTGACTCTCTAAAAAGTCTTTAGCTTTATCTGAAAAATCGTATTCCATTCAAAAAACAATTACACTTTTAACTATTAGAAATGAACGATTAACCCTCGCAAGAAGAACAGTTAAGTATGGACCTAGCTAATTCCTGACTAGGATTCGCGCTTCTTTGATAATAAAGACCTTTTAACCCATTTTCCCATGCGTAAATCATCAATTGATGAACTTCTTTATAAGGAGTGTCTGGGGCGACCATTAAGTTGAGGGATTGGCCTTGGTCAATAAACTTTTGTCTTTGGACGGCTTGAATGACGATCTCTTTTTGAGAAATCTCGCCAAATGTTTTAAATACATCTTTTTCCTCCTTACTCAAAAACGGTAAACGCTGAACTGATCCTCCTGAATTAAGAATTTTTAACCAAATATCATCAGTATCTTTACCTTTCTCTTCTAAAAGGGATTTCAAGTAAGGATTCCTGTATGAGAACTTACCTTTGGCTAGATCTTTCGTGAAATAATTACCATTAAGAGGCTCAATGGATGGTGAAGCTTGCCCCAAAATAAACGAGCTACTAGTTGTAGGAGCGATAGCTAAAGTAGTCGTATTTCTCCTCCCGTAACCTTGGCAATACAAAGGCTCACCTAGACGATTAGCTAACTCCTCAGTAGCTTTATCACTAGACTTTCTGATTCTCTTAAAAATAGAGCTATTCAGAAGTTTGGCGTCCATGCTTTCAAAGCTAATCATATTGCTCTGAAGATATGAATGCCAACCTAACACACCCATACCGATAGCCCTATGTCGCTTAGCGAAGTTATGGGAAGCTTCCATGAAGGGAATAGATTCTGTTTTTTGGATGTATTCCTCCATGACTGCGTCTAGAAACATAGTGAGGGTTTCAATAGCATCAGTCTTAACTATTTCGTCCCACTGGAGG